ACGAAAGACCAGAAAAATATGTATCCAAGAAAAACAATACACGAAAAATCAAGAAGAATTATTTATAAGCGATTTCATTTCATAACTTGTAAAAATGGGCGTTTTAAATGAGAAAAGGTGTAAAGGGTCGTGTCGGGTCGTGTCGGGTCGTGTCGTGTCGGGTCGTGTCGGGGTGGTGGCGGACCCCCGAAGGGGAGAAGATAATTGTATATGATCATATAGAATTATTCTATTCGCTATTCGTATTGTGTGGGGATGGGGCTTAATAATTTGCCCCGCCGCGCCAATAACTGATTCCACTCGATGTTCCAATTGGTTTGGAAATATGCGCATTACTAGTCCAGTTCATTGTCTGGTATGATTTCAAAGTGCAACAGTGTCCAGTAAGAACATTTGTATTATTGAAAGCAATACTTGTTCTCCATGAACGTCCAATTTGGTAAGCGAATCCCGCCTTTTTGTTTCCTCCACCCTGATTTTGGTTGATGATTGAATCATAATATCTAGCACGTTTAGCAGCGTTTGATAGACCCATTATATATTCGCTAAAGATTTTTATTCCAATTCGAATTACAATTTGTAAAACGATATAAAAGCAAGCCGACTATACAATATAGAAGATTCATTTTATTTTATCGGATAATAAAATGAATACTATTTTGCAAAGTGATGAAGATATACGCATTGAAAAAATGCCGGATGGCACCGAGAAATACATATTCGACCCATTTAATTCCCTAAATAAAGAGATAACACCCGAAGATGTGGCGGGGATTTTGCAACAATATGGTGTTAATTATCCTATACAAAACTTCAATCTATATCGCCGCGCATTTGTTCACCGCTCTTACATTCGTCGACCAAATGCGGAAAATGAAAAAAATCACATAGAAATAATGCCTAAACCTGAAAATTGTCTCCCCCTATATACAAAATCGAACGAGCGGATGGAATTTGTAGGAGATGGGGTATTAGAGTGTGTTACGAAATTCTCTCTTTATCGCCGTTTTCCTAAAGAGCAAGAAGGATTTATGACGGAAAAGAAAATCGCATTGGTGAAGAATGAATCGCTCGGTCGTTTAGCATTGGAAATGGGATTGCATAAATGGTTTATTATTTCCAAACATGTGGAAACGAAACAAACCCGAACAAATTTGAAAAAGTTGGGGTGTTTGTTTGAAGCGTTTTTAGGCGCCATTTTCCTCGATTTCAATCGGATTAGCGTTCCTGACTTCAGTGAATATTCCGGGGCACCTGTCATCGGTCCGGGGTTTCAATTAGCGCAAATTTTCATTGAAAACGTCTTTGAAAAACACGTGGATTGGATGAATCTGATTCAAAATGACGATAATTATAAAAATATATTACAAGTTCGCATTCAGAAAGAATTCAAAGTCACTCCGAATTATATGGAAATCGAACAGCATAATCAAGACGGCGGGTATTATATGGGGGTATATTTGTGTTTAGGTCAAGCAAATAATGGATTAACACATTTTGATTCTTTGTCATATACACAATTCGCCAATTTCGGTAGTGTTCACCAATATATGTCGGACCACGGAAGAATCTTTTTGTTTTTAGGAGAAGGTAAACATAAAATAAAAAAGAAGGCGGAACAGATTGCGTGTGATGCGGCAATACGGAATTTATCGAATTTTTAGCATAATGGTGGATGAGAAGTCGGTTCAAGCCACTAAATCAGTAGTTAGTTGTATATTACAAATGCGAAAGTTGCATACATTATGCAGTGTTTTGTGAAATTTTATATAATATTTTATCCAATATTGTATAAATCATCTATCATGGATTCTAATGAAGATGATTCTTGCGAAATAGATACATATACAATAACTCAAACTTTTATTGCAAAATTATTTAACGAAACTAGGAAGAGCATAACTATAACGCCTTTTTCAATCATGAAAGATGATATCAAAAATTATAGGATTTTGACAAATAAACAACTAATGCAATTGGAACATCTAACTGAAGACGAAAAAATCGAAATTATAAAAATATATAATATTATGTTTATGTCTATAGAAAATTTATTCGATAAAGACTAAATGGCATCGACTCTGATAGATGGTAAAATATAGTAGATTGAATTATATATATAGTATATATTTCAATCAATCTTAAATGAATATTCATAATTTAGGTATAAAAAAAAATCCAAAACCTAAAAATCCGGTTCAAATCATTTTAGAAGGGGACCAAAATAAAAAAAATGCAATAGGAGAAATAGAAGAGGAACCGAATATTATAATGCGGGATATGAGGAAAAAAACAGATATGAATCGCGAACTTATAATAAAAAGGTTGATGTCAAATAATATATTGGTTGAAAATCAAATACCATCGCAATCTATCATTCCACATATATCCGAAACATTACAAGAACCCATTGAACCGAGTGAAACCGTGGCAAAACTGTCGGAACCTGAAGAAGAAGAAGCAGAAGCCAGAGAAGAAGCAGAAGCAGAAGCAGTTATAATTCATAAAAAAACCGACAAAAAAGAAACAGATAAAAAAGTTTCTCGTAAAAAAGGCAAAGAAATCAAGTATGATATTATAACCGATTTCAACCGTATTAAAATTGGAGATGAACTCGTAAATAAACGACTACCCCTCACAAAACCCGTCAAAATGCAAATTTCACCGTATTATATGACAAATCGAGCAATATACATTGACAAAATTGCGCGCCTTTTGCAACCCTACCGAGAAGACATCGCGCATCATAATGATGAAATATCATGCGATTCTCTCAATAATACAACATCCAATATCGAACTTCTTACTCATCAGAAAATCGTGCGCCAATATCTCAATCTATTTACTCCATATAGAGGACTGTTGTTATATCACGGGTTGGGTTCTGGTAAAACGTGTTCATCCATCGCCATCGCAGAAGGAATGAAAAGCGAACGCCAGATCGTGTTAATGACCCCCGCGTCTTTAAAAATGAATTTTTTCAGTGAATTGAAAAAATGCGGCGACCATTTATACAAAAAAAATCAATTCTGGGAATTTGTCAGTATTGACGGGAACCCTGAATACGTAGGACTGCTTAGTCAAATACTCAATCTTACCCCCGCCTACGTGAAAATGCATAAAGGCGCTTGGTTAGTGAATGCAACAAAATCGGCGAATTTCGCGCAACTTTCAACAACCGACCAGAAAAACGTCGATGAACAAATCAATGCGATGATTCGCGCCAAGTATATTGATATAAATTATAATGGTATTAATCAAAAGAAGTTGAAAGAACTCACCAAAGACGATTCTATCAACCCATTTGACCATAGAACGGTGATAATCGACGAAGCGCATAATTTCGTGAGTCGTATTCTCAATAAATTGAATAAACCCACATCGATCTCATACAAACTATACCACTATTTGATGGATGCCACGGATGTCCGCATTATTTTACTGACGGGAACACCTATTATCAATTATGTGAACGAAATCGCGATTCTGTATAATATATTAAGAGGCAGAATAAAAACATGGGAATTATCCGTTCGCACAACTACAAAAGAGAAAATAAATAGCGATACGATTTTGGAGATGTTCGTTAAAGACGGATTGAATACATATGATTATGTTGAATACAGTGGTAATCATTTGACGGTTACGCGCAACCCTTATGGATTTATTAATAAACTAGATACTAGGAAAGCGGTGGAATTAAAGGAGAAAAACGCGAAAGAAGAGCAGCGCATTATCGAACGAATGGAAAAACGGAAAATAGAAAAAGAAGCGATGAAAAAAACGAAACGGAAATCGCCACCAAAAGCCTCCGCCGTAATAAAAGGCGGAAAAACGAAAAAGAAATCGACCGCCAAACCCAAAGCAACCTTCGAAAATGATCCCATACAAAAATTGGGGGCGAACGTCATTGCGGTTAAACCACTGGAAGAGAAAGAGTTGGAAAAAGACGAAACCATGGATAATTATTATAAACATATGAATTATTATGAAGGCGGTGCGGATGAATTCGCCAAATACAGTGGTGTTGTATTGGATCCAACCGGAAATATTAGCGACGACGATTTTGAGAAACACATGTTGCGGATATTAAATAAACACGGTATTGTCCCCGTGGGAAATGTGGATATAGTAAAATACAAAATACTCCCTGATACGGCCGATGAATTCAACGCATTATTTATTAATGCGGATACGAAAGATTTCATCAATAAGTCTTTATTTCAACGCAGAATTCTGGGTCTCACCTCATATTTCCGGAGTGCACAAGAGAAATTATTGCCGTCTTTTGTGAACAATGGCGGTTCGAATTATCATATGGTGTATGTGGAGATGAGTCCATACCAATTCTCCGTATATAAAGACATACGAAAACAAGAACGTGACCAAGAAGCGAAGAAGAAAAAAGCCAAAGCGATGCATAAGGGGGCAGATGACGACATTTCTTCCACATATAAAATCTTTTCGCGAGCGGCGTGCAATTTCGCATTTCCCGCAGAACAAGAACGCCCTCGCCCAAATAAGGGGGAATTGAACGAATTGAATATTGATGCAGTTACAAATGAAACCCGCAAAAATGCGGACGATTACGAGGAAGACGATTTGAATGAGGATGAACACGTAAAAGAGACCGAGGATATATTAAGCTATCAGGCGCAAATTAACGAAGCCCTCGCATTTTTGAAATTAGACCCTATGCGTCCGCGCGAAAAAGAATATTTAAATCCCGATGGGTTAATGATGTATAGTCCCAAATTTTTGGCCATTTTAGAAAGACTCTTGGATGAGAATAACGAGGGGCTGCATTTACTATACAGTCAATTCCGAACGATTGAGGGGATTGGGATTTTGAAATTGATTTTAGAAGCAAACGGGTTTTCCCATTTCCGAATAGAAAAAAACAATTCGGGGTCGTGGTCGATTGTCGAGGGCGACGAAGCCGAGAACGAGCAAAAACCGAAATTCATACTATATACTGGAACGGAAACCGCCGAAGAAAAGGAGATTATGCGAAATATATATAATTCGGCGTGGGAATTCGTGCCTTCTAATATTGTAGAAAGGTTGCGAAGAAAGGCGGAAAATAATTTTATGGGACAAATTATAAAACTAATGATGATTACATCTTCCGGCGCAGAAGGTATTAATTTGCGCAATACCCGGTTTGTTCATATAGTTGAACCTTATTGGAATATGGTGAGAATAGACCAAGTAGTCGGGCGCGCGCGCCGCATTTGCAGTCATAAAGATTTACCCGAAGCTTTGCGAACCGTAAAAGTATTCGTCTATTTATCCGTTTTATCAAAAGAGCAGAAAGAAGACGAAAAAAACCAAGAGTTGCGCATAAAAGACATAAGTCGATTGGATAAAAAAACGCCGGTAACTACGGATGAAACACTTTTTGAAATCGCGTCTATAAAAGACCAAGTGAATCAGCAAATATTACGGGCAATTAAAGAGACGTCGATAGACTGTAGTTTGTATAATACAAATCCCGATGAACCATTGGTATGTTTCAGTTTCGGCAAAGTAACAAAGAATGATTTTTCGTCGCAACCCAATTTGTTGAAAGATAAATCGGGAATGGCAACTGTTGTGGGTCCCGAAAGAATGGTTAGATGGAAAGCGCGGGAATTAATAATAGATGGTAAAAAGTATGCATTGAATACAAAAACGAACATATTTTATAGTTTTGAATCATATGAAGCGAATTTAGAACGGGGCGAAGATTTAGTAGAAATGGGGAGGTTGGTAGAAAAAGAGATAATGATAGATGGCCGTAAAGAAATGCGTAGAGGAGTGGAATTTGTCAAATAGTAGACTTATTCGGCCGCCCTATGAAATGATAGTTGAAAGAATATAAAAATATCATAGTATTATACTTTGATATACTGCGATAATGTGGGGAAAAGAGACTAGAACTTCAGCTAGGAAAAAAGGAGAAAAAGCAGTAAGAACAATAAATATACCAGTAGATTTCCCCCAAAGCTTTACCAATCATAGCGATAATAAAATAACTCCAAAATTAATAATGGATTGTTTATTATGTCAAAAAATATATGAAATAGAAGATAATACTCCTTTTTTCTTATGTTTTCCGGTTCCTCCAGAAAGACATGCGGTTTCTTGTGTCTTCACTACGCAGAAGGAGGGAAGATGTATAAATATAGCCGATTGGGGCGGCGATAGAAATATAGGAAAATATGTTGAAGACCCTTTTATTGAAGCCGGAACTCTTGATGAGGAAGGAGATTTAAAAAAATGGAAAAGTTATTTTTTAATAAGATGCATATTAAGCGATGTGTTTAATTATGAAATCAAATACTATCCGATATTGGAAGATTTAAAATCTCAATGTAATCTAGCGTCACATGAATTAGGTGGTGGAGGTTGTTCTAGATACGCAGAAAAGTGGAACAGTGCATTTTTGTCACATCAATATGTAGGAACACCGCGAAGTGAACTTACATATATACCGGCAAAACATGGATATCGACATGATATTGAACTTGATAAATTAAAATTAGAACACTTACGCAGTGAAGGTCACACTCTCACTAAAGATTATAAAGAATTGAAAGAACAAATTAAAGCTGATAAACGTAAATTCGCTGAATTAAGTAGATTGGATACAACCCAAAAAAAACAAGAAGAGCTAAAAAAAGAACATATCGTGAAAGGTTGGCAAAGTTTATTTGATGGTGAAAAATTTTCTTTAAAAGAACAACTACAACATATTTTTGATTCCCCATCTATTCATAGTAATTGTCCATTAGTTGGAACCAAACGTAGTAGGAGCAGGAGCAGGAGTAGGAGCAGGAGCAGGAGTATGAGTAGTAGGAGTATGAGTAGTAGGAGTATGAGTAGTAGTAGTAGTAGGAGTATGAGTAGTAGTAGTAGTGGAAGTAATCGAATAGATATTGTTGAACATGAAAAACAAGGGATGGATAAGAGACCTATAAAAAAACCCAAAATAGAGGAAGACATTGAAGACATTGAATATTTCGGCGGAAAATCAAAAAAAAATAGGCCCCCCTCCCCCAAAAAAACGATAAAGAAATACACCTACAATCTTCGCAAACGAATAATAAAAAATCTATAATAAAGAAACAATATTAAAGATATTCGCGAAATGTCATATATCACTATTCTCCTTCAACTCCCCGAATGAACGAAGAAAATAATGTATTAACTATAAAAACGGTTCAAATTCAACCTATACGTAATATGATTACCGCGATTAAAGACATTTTAACGGATGCCACGATCACATACACGCGTTCCGGCTTGAAAATCATTAATTTCGACAAGACCCATACCATTTTAGTAAATGTCATTTTAAATGCCCATAAATTTGAACAATACACTTGTATCCCTGATAAAATCATTGTATGTGCCAATACGCTCCATCTTTTCAAAGTGATTTCGACCATGTCGAATGATGATACTCTTTCTATGTATATTGAAAACGGAGATTATCATGACGGGGTTGTATCGCATTTGGGATTTCAATATGACAACGGGGACATTAAACAATGCTACAGTCAAAGGTTGCGATTAATTGATCCCGATACGGAGGAATTGGTTGTTCCCGACGTGGAATATTCTACCATAATCAATTTACCTACTTCCGATTTCCAGAAAATCATCCGTGATTTGAACGGGATTTCAGACAGGATTGAAATAAAATCGGTGGGGAATGACCTTATCTTTTCGTGCGAAGGCAGTTTTGCTAGTTCGCGTATTTTTCGGTCAGAATCTGATGGGAATATGGAGTTTGTGCATAAACCCGATGTTACTACGATTATTCAGGGCGAGTTTTCATTGAAAAGTTTGAGCCATTTCATTAAGTGCACCCCATTATGTAGTCATTTGGAAATGTATTTGGGGAATGATTTGCCGTTGATTGTCAAATATGACGTTGCGTCTTTGGGGGAAATCAAATTGTGTTTGGCTCCATTGCCGCCGAGTTAAAATACTCCTACGGGTACCCCCCCCCCTCGGGAACCATTTTATCCCCTTACCCCACCATAAATCATATACAACCCTTGAACACCCCCTACGGGTAACCCTTTTCGGGAAAACCCTTGGCACAATGCGGCGAAGCCGAATAAATTCTATATGATCATATAAAATTTATTTCTTCTATAAAAATTGACGATCTTTTTTGAAATAGTTGGTCAAGTATCTTTTCCCAGTATGACTGATTCCAACAATATTCTCCTCCTTATTGACGTCCAAGAAGATTTCCACGATAAACCAGGCAGTCATTTGCCAGTGGTCAATTCGATGGAAGATGCACAACGCATTATAAAAATGATAGAAACAGATATCAAAAATTTTGAAAAAACGGGCTCAGCTTTCTTCAAAGAAATTCACATGTCGATGGATTCGCATTTGACAATCCACATTGGACACGCGGGGTTTTGGAAAAGAGTTGACGGCATTCCCGTAACACCAGGTGTAGTATTCGCATTGAATGCCGATGATAAAATAGTCAATGCATACGATTTCGACGGCGCTTTGTCAAATACAATCATTTATGAAGCAGACGAACCATGTTTGCAGAAATGGGCGGTCGAATACATTCGCATTATGACCACACAAAAAAATATACATCCACTCATTTGGAATCAACACTGTATTCGCAATCAGCCGGGTTGGTTGATTGAAGAGAGTATCATGTCCGCTATTATGCAATGGAATCAAGTAACTGGAGGCGAACTCTTCTTCCACGAAAAAGGCGAGAATATTCTAACTGAGATGTATAGTATCATGAGTGCAACTGTTCCGTATGAGGAGTTGATTCAGAAATTCGACAAAAAAACGCAAGATGAAATCCTCGACTACACTTGCATTCCGGGAGTAGAAGCGCCTTTTCCGGAAATTCGACCATATCAAAAATTCATAGAAACCGCGTGCAATATGGCTACGCGATTCAATGAGCCGCTATTCCGACACCTTTGCGGAAATGCCGGAAATCAAAAATGTCTTTATATTGCAGGTCAAGCCAAATCGCATTGTGTGAATGCATCCGCGCGAGATATTGTCAATCGAATCGAGGAGATATCAGGGATGACACCTTCAAAAGTGGTTATTATAGAAGACTTGATGAGCAACGTTGTGTTGCCCGGCAATGAATACTTGACGACAAAATTCAAAGAAGACGGCGACGCGTTTATACGAGATATGCGATTAAAAAGAGTTCAAATTATTTTGTCGGAAAATGTTGTATAAGATTTATTTTGATTCGTAGATTTTTATGGTAAATAATATTAATATTTTTTTATTTCCCCGGATTTTGTTGAAATAAAAAAACGAAAACTTTTTAATTTTACTGAAAATAACGAAAACGAAAATAACGAAAATAACTAAAACAAAAATTCACGAACAATCTTTAACAATTTTTCAATCTTCAATATTCCAAAAGGAACAATATAGGAATTCTCTTCAACTAAAAAGTTCGCGGGTCTTTCTCCAAAATCGGCAATGCGCCATGTCGATTCGAACGCAGAATCAGGTTCACAAATACTATTAACCGCATTGAAATCGCATTCTCTCATTCGTCTGCATTCTTTTGCTTCAGCGAGTGTTTCACAATGCATCAACATATGCAATGTGAAATATAAACAAAGGTTGCACAAAAGTCTGTTAAAAAGTTCAACGGATGAAATCATTATATATATTATTATTGAGAAATATACATAAACAATTTCTAATATTAGTTCATCAATTTTGCAAAATAAAATCTAATTATGCAACCATGAATAAAACTCCAACCCCAATAAGTATAATAAAACAAATGAATATAGCCAAATAAATTTTTAATGTAAATACATAATTGGTCTCATGATTCATTATATGCGTAGGATAATCATCATATGAAACAACTTCATCCGGGACATATATAGCAAAAATATCCGCCGATATTTTTTCAAACTCCATTTTTGTATCAAACATTTTTCTACATACTGGGCAATTCGTTTTGCTATAATTTATTACATATTGCAAAAAACAATTTATACAAAATACATGACAACAATTTGTGATAAAAAGGTTCGATGGCTGCACATTTTCCAAACAAATCATGCATTCAACGGGGGCTTCTTGTATTTGTTCCGCTTTTTTTATGACACTTTTTACTATATCCAATTTTTTCATTTTCTCTTCTCTCGACCTTTTCGCGGACCCCCCGAAATCTTTCGCCGTTTTTCGCAATATTGCGTTTAATTTACGAGTATTGAATTCCGCGAACTTGTCATTGAATAAATCTTTATAATATTTGGGTTTATTTTTCCCGGATATTATATCTTGAATCGATTGATTCATTATTTACAATTGTATTTTATCACAAATAATTGTAATTCAGTAACCCATCAATTTTTTGCAGTGCAAGTAAGAATTTAGCAATATAATATATATATATGACAAAAACCGCAAAAAAACACCGCCGACATAGTCATCATCGACATAGCAAATCATCCGGGTCTTGTTGCGAGCACACGTTTTGTGGTCTCCAGCATTGGTATAAAGCAATGTTTGAAAAATTAGGATGGATGATTTTGGCCAAGAAAAATGGTAACCTTGATAAAGTGAATGCGTATATGAATTCGGTGAATAGACTAAATAGTAGTATAGAACATTATCTAAAATATCATGCGAAAGACCATGACCGTAAACAAGATTTGAATATAATGTGCGATAATGTTTGTGTATTATCCGACCACGTTAAAGCGGATTTTGCTTAGGGTCGTGTTCCATGTATCCTGGGAGAATCATTTGTATATTGCAATTTGGGTCGCATACGGTTGTGATATTTGCATTTGATGAAAGAGGCGGTTCGCAAGGTAATTGTATAATGCTGTTTGGTTCGATATGTTTATTATCAAATGTAGGGAGCATCTGCATTTTTTGCAATAAACCGGATAACGATTTTACTATTCCGCGGATTTTGTCACATAGGAGACATTTGCGAATAAATGGAGTAATCATTTCCAAATACAAAAAAGGAAATAATGGAATAAAAAAGAAATACTTCATTTACTACTACTACTAATATATTTCTATATATTCGACAACCAACTAAAATATACAATATTTATCCTATAATAAATATCGTATAAGCTCCCACTGGGAATCGAACCCAGGATCTCTTGATTACAAGTCAAGTGCTATACCACTTAGCCATAGGAGCATATGGGTGAAGGGCAACCCAATGTGAAGGGCAACCCAATGTGAAGGGCAACCCTAAATCCAATGTATATGATCATATATCACTATTCTTTATATTGTAATTCACACAATTCATTGCAACCAATTTTCATTTATAGATACAATAATGAGTTTGCCGAAAATTTCATTGATTGAAGTCAATTCTCGAACGATATCATTTTTATCGATTTTATCAATACATGGAAAATCCAGTTTTTCGCCATATACAACTAAATGCTTGACGAATAATGTATCCATTAATTGCGATATTCGATTATGAATAGTCAAAAGTTCGTTCCCCCATTTTGGAATATATTGTTTGATATATAAAATGTCGGGGTTTTTTAGTATTTGAAAATCCATAATATTTGTTACAATTCTTTGGAGGGTTTTGTCTGATTCGTCTGAATATATAAAATTATATATTTTTGTATCGACACTAGATAATGAGTAATTTTTTTCATCTACATATGGTAATACTTCTTTGACCGGATTTACTTGATTCGGTTTTACATAACAACAAAACATTTATTATTTTGAATATTTTTATATAATGGTTCTAGAGTAAAATAATTGCCCATTTTTTCATCATTGATCATATAATCTCATCTATCGCTTCGCTCAATGCTTCTTCTATTTTCGCCATAAATATGGGTTCGTCATTCAACGATTCAATAAACGTGGTCTTATCTTTGGTTCGTTTATATTCCTTTTTACAGTCCCGGAAGAAATATTTTATATATTGCGGCATTTTTTCTGAATAACTCGCCAAACTAACATCTATCTCGGAGAAAATTTCTATTTTATTTTCCGCCGTGATAAATTTTTCGAAATTGAATTGATATAATTTGAAAAGAAGATAATGATTTTCTTTATAGTGCTCAAATATGGATTTTTTCACAATTTCAATCAATATGGAATTTTCATCTAGGCGGTTCATTTCCATAAAAATAGGCTCATTCGAATCAAATGTAAACAAACAACTAATAATGGTTTTACCGAAAAAACGTTGGTTGTTTGTTTTTCTCTTTTGTTCACACGAACTTTCGTCGGTCTCTTCTTCGCCGCCAATATTCAATAAAATGAAATTTTCAAAAATGGTCTGACAAATAATATCATTAAAATTTAAATGCGTAAACGTGGGTTTTATACTAAAAAAAACAACAAGAGATTCAGAATGACCAATAATTGAAAAAGGTTGTCTCAATGCAAAACTCTCATTCTTTTTCCCAAAATAAACCCCATGATTTATATTATATGTTACATCGCAATTACGCAAATTATATTTTTCAAATAAATTCCTTTTGTATTTTTCAAATAAAACATTCACCATTTGAATATTATTATAATGGGCAATAATACTATTTTGTATATCTCTATTTTCGATGCTGTCATTACTCTTCTCATTGATTTTGCCGAATTGTTTATTGCATTCGCAACCATTTTGTTTATCATGTTCTTCTGATATATCGCATTCATTATAATGATGCATAATAGAATAAACATCCATAATAGAAATATCGGAAAAATGACCATGTTGTTTTGTTTCTATCATGTAATGTAAAATAATAAATTCCAACGGACAAAAATGGGGAATTTTGTTATCTTTAATCGAATGCCTTATTTTTTTCTGGATAATCAAAATGATTGTTAGTAAAATATTCGTATATTTACGATACATGGTTCTTTCGTCCGAATTGAATAATAATATGGGTATATGATGTGATTGATGTCCAGAATTCATCCTATATTCATATATAAATCGTAGTGCTTGTTTGTAATTTTGATAAGAATGCGATTTCACTTCTAATTTACATATATTGTTGAGTAAATATAAAAATTGGTTAGTAAAATTATATTTGACAACTTCATTATCCGTTGGTATAACACTAATATTGAGCAATAATCCATATTTCATAATCGTATATCGAATTGTGTGATGTCCCCAATCAATAATGGTTTTATTTTTCATTGATAATTGAATCGGTAAATATCGGTAAAATTTTTGAGGTATGATAATCGTTTCGTTGATTTTCTGAAAATTCGAATCCGTCGAATCATCCAATGAATTGTATGTGATCGAATATTTTGCATGTTTCGAAATACATTTCAGATTGGGTTTTATTTTTGAGTCCATTTTAACCAAATTTTTGAATCTTTTCCAAATATCATCATTATTTTGTTTTATTCCAATATATAAAGATTTTTTCTGTCGCGTAATTGCCACGTGTAAAAGAGAATCATATACAAGATTATTGCTTTCTTTACTGAAAATTTTCAATGCACTTTCTGAAATGTCCAATACAAATACTACTTCGCAACCATTCCCCTTGGACGAATGAATCGACAAAATTCGGGTTGCAAATTGGGACTCATCCAAATTGATAGATGTTCCATCGCTCGATTTATGTAAAAAACAGAATTTATAAAATTGGAAATCGTCCATTTTATCTTTCCAATAGGGATGCAGTTTCAATACATTTGTTTGATATAACGGGTCTCTGAATTTATCTATCCAAAATTCCTGTAGACGAATTTCCAATAATTGGGCGAATGAATTTTTAGAAAGTATCGGGAAAATAAACATGAAATTATGCGGCAAATAATTGTATTTTTCGATTTCCAAATTCATATATTTGATTAGTTTTTCAAACGTTTTATCAATATCATTATTATTCGCGCCATTCAAATCGGGTATTTGGAATACTTCATATGGGATAATTTCATTTTCATGGGAATATTTACATGATGGTATATCACATATACCAGTTATCGGAGAAAGTCCCCATTTCTCGAAATCGATTATTTTATTTACAAAAGGCTGAAATTGTTCATTGTGAAAACGCAAGACTTTATTTACCGGTTGGCTTCTTGATATATGATTTACCCCTTCGACCGAATGCGTATCTGCAAAAGTATGAATATTATGTTGTCCCCATATACTCTGCAATTTATCGCCAATGACATATACATCAATGTCGGTTTGTCGAATGATTTGACCGAATGCTTCAATATATTCTTTTTCCAAATCCTGTGCTTCGTCGATGATAACAAGTGTCGATGTATTTAATGGGCGACTCTCTTGCGCATATCTTATAGAACCGTATTTTACACTCCGTTCCATATCCCCCTCTACAATCGTTTTTACCACCCCGTGAAAATAATTCTTTTCTTTTATTCGTTTATTTTTATTTACAACCGCATAATTGAACGAATCGATGGTGCCAATAATAATTGTATAGGATCGATTCGTTTTTGTATTTCGCAAATTTATTTTGTATTGTTTTGAAATATTGTCATCGATAACGGGCTCTTCTTCGAATTCTCCGAGATTTCCCGATACGAGTTGTTGTTTCAATTCTCCGTGTATTACATTTGTAGCCGAATGCATTTTTGTCAAATATATAAATGTATGTTTATTATCAAATTTTGGCGACGATAACAATTGAATGCTTTCATATGTTTTTCCGCAACCTGCCCCGCGTTGATTAAAATAAATCGTCCCTATTTGCGGAATACAATCATCGCACATTTTATGATTACGTATGCATGTCAAGTATATAGTTTCGTCTTCCGGATTTTCCTGAATAGTCGTTAATAACGAATATGCATCAATCTCGAACCAAGGCTCTGGACGTGCATCGTGTTGCGTTTTATTTGTATGACAAATCTCAAATATACAAACTAATTCGCCATTATCTAAATACGCCACATCCGCAATACGTTGTATATGATCATATACAAATCTATGCTCTATTCCTATTTGCGATGTGTTTTCTGTATAGATGGGGATTTCATATGTAGTAGTTTTTTTGCATGAATTACACATGGTAGTGATGAGGATTTGTTTGTTTTTTTCCAAGAGAGTTTTCAATAGTAGTTTGGCGCTTTTATGTATTTCAGATTCGCCGCCATATAAATAATTGCATTTTTCTTGGGATTTGTGATGGGCAAAATGGTAAATGCGCTCTTCTCCTTTTCGTAATATTAATGGGGTTTCGCAATCTATGCATAAATACTCGTTTTTTTTTGATGCGAAACACGGTAATTCGTATAATCCATTCGTCTGGTTTATCGCGCCCAACTGGATTTGTTTATACATTTACGATGGTGTAAATGTATAATTAACTTTATATTTTATTTTGCAATTGATATATGATCATATACCATTTATTTCATCGGCCCTTCGGGCCTCGCCCTTACGTTTTTTCAAAATTCAGGCTCGTGTTTTTTAAACAAACACCCTTGATTTTCCAAATTGGGAATTCGCGTAATGATGGCGGGGTCTTGAATGGCCGTGGTATCCAGCCATATTTTTACTATACAAAAATTCTTTTTAGGCGATATTGTGATTCCATTAATGTGTGAACTATTCGCCGGGTTTATGGTCAACGTCTCGCCACATAATAAATAAAAAAGCCGTTTCCACACTTCATATACATGTTTATTCGACACTTTATAAGAAAAACAACCACCCGTTCGGTTTTTGGGGTCTTCCCACATTGGTGTAATACCCGTTCGCATAATAAATAGCATGCAGTTTTTCACTATATTTTCATGAACCATTTCTCCAATCGACACGACTTTTTCGGCACAATCAATGTCTCCCAAAATAAGTGTATAACTTGATAACTCCCAATTCTTATTCTGTGGTAAATGGTAATATACATTCCATTTACCAAGCAAAGGATATTTCGAGAGAAAAATACTCATTGTATTTTATTGGCCTATGTATATCATATATCGACATCTTTATATTCCTTACGTCATAAATATTCAATCTTCCAATTCCATCACACAATAATCATTTTCCCGGATTTGGATATATTGCCGACTATTCAATTCCACTATATCAAAATACGAATCTACTATGCGAATCATATAATTCAATCCAAACTGGATATCCAATCCCGTATATTTCAATTGACGGAGTATGAAAATGGGGGTAAATAATTCATTGCCACATACATAATATTCACTTGGAATGTCAATCGAAATACAATCATTGGTTGCCGCATTTATATATTCCACCGTTATGAAAAAAGTGGACGATTTTTTCGGTATTAACCCATTGAGCGGTTCGGTATTTGACGAGGTTTCCGTTATATTACAAAAATATCCATCGGGGGTTTTCATAAGAAGCATTGGATTATTGTATGATTTTAATGCGAACTCAGTCTTTCCTTCTTCATTCATAACTGCCGTATAAGTAGGTAATTCACCGAAGTTCGCCCGCAAATTAATAATAATATCCAAGAATTCTTTATATATCAAAAAGAGGTTGTAATCTTTTTCAAAGCATTGATAATATTTTTCATGAAATACCAAATCATCTGTCATCCAGCAATGTGAAATCCATACAATCTCATTTTTCGGTTCTTGGTATGTATTCGAGGTAATTGGGTATAAGATCATGTTATCACAAACACTTGTGCAATCTTTCACGCAAGTGCACGAATCATATATATACCCCAAAAATTTGTTGACGAAATGCAATATATAACTTATTGAAAAAACCGCGTCAATCATGCACGATTCGGTTTGTATTTTACAATTTTCATCGAGGCAATTATAACAATATTTTATGCAAGATTCTTGCGATTCTTCCCTGGGGGTTTTATTTTGCGCATAATTACTTTTGTCGGATTCGTCGGATTCCGTATCGTCATAATCGGTGTATATAGATTCATTCTCGAAAAAAGGGGCGGAGGGGTTGAGCCTTTCGTCGGTATTTATTTTGCAATAAATTGATTTCATCTTTTCCATTTTACTCATTTAGATAAATTAGTTATATACATTATTTTATGCGTAATATTTATATTATATTATAGTTTTATTTGTTTTAATGGCAAAATATCACATAACTAATTATACTCGCAAACAGGCGCATAAATTGGGTGTGCGGGTATGTCAGTCGACAAATCCTGCGAAAAAAATAGATGTATATGACAAGAAGGGGGTAAAGGTTGCATCTGTTGGCGCAAATGGGATGAATGATTATCCGACCTATATTTTAAAAAAAGGGGCAACCTTTGCGAAAACCCGGCGGAGATTGTATCGAATTAGACATACAAAAGATAGGAAAAAGAAGGGAACACCGGGGTGGTATGCGGATAAGCTGCTGTGGTAAAGCCCGCAAGGGCGACTGGTTAAAGCCCGCAAGGGCGACTCTTTAAAGCCCGCAAGGGCGACTGGTTAAAGCCCGTAAGGGCGACTGGTTAAAGCCCGTAAGGGCGACTGGTTAAAGCCCGTAAGGGCGACTGGTTAAAGCCCGTAAGGGCGACTGGTTAAAGCCCGTAAGGGCGACTGGTTAAAGCCCGCAAGGGCTTTACACCCTTGAAGAACAACAATATATTGCATTCTTTATTATAATAATATATATATACAATGTATATGTTCCACCCCGACAACAGTGCCACATCTATCTCTGTATCTCCTGGTAGTGAACATAGAGTTGAAAATTATACGCCTTTAATACATAAAGACATTGATATAAAAGAGATAAGGAAACATTTACGGGGGAAAAAAACAAAAACATACAATACGTTTGAACCAATCATTTTTGAAAAAATAATAAAAGCAAGGGAAGACGAAAACTGTAATGAAATATACAAATTACTCATAAATACCAATATTTTTAATCTAACCCCCACAATACCAGGTTATAATAGTATATTTGAAATTTTCGGGTTAAATCTGAATACTACAGTCGGTTATTGGATAAAATTCGGATATAAGATGAAGAACAACTCTGACCTGGATAAAGATATCGACTTCGTTTTAAGCTGCATAAAAAATGCGGAAAAAAACGAAATAGGGTTATTCAAAAGGATTGTTCGTAAGATTCAAATTGATAAACAAGCAACTGAAAACGCCATTTCAAATTTAGAAGGTTTGAAAAAAGATTTAGAAAAATATAAAAATTTTGAAAACAATTCGGATTATACAACAAAGGACTATTTATTGCATGTTTTGAAATACAATGTAAGTCCAACATCTAGAAAAACAAAAAAAACATCTTCATCAAAAGAAAATGAAATCAAACCAGCAGAACTAGTAGAAGTAATAAACCAAAGCCCACCCGCCGCCGCCAAAAAAGGCATTGTTAGACGAATTTGCAATGCAACTAGTTGTTTTTTTGTCAAAACCCGCCAGAATAAAACACAAAAAAAACTGCCTAAGATAAATAATATTCCATTGGAATCATTCGACAATGTGCGAGGCTAAAGAAGCCCATGTAGGGCGGCCAAATAAGTTGTATATGATCATATACAACCTATTACTGTTATGGGTCAACGCATTGGTCTCACTGTTTGCGTTATTGCAGTGGTTCTAAATGTCCAATGTGATTGTATTTTTCTCGCTTTTGGGTTTGCGACGAGATTTCTTAGGCATGGATGCATTCTGGATATCTTTCAACGACGAAATTGAAATTACAGAATCATCCCCCAGATGAACGGATTCTCCCGAATTTTGTCCATATATTTCTTTTGGAAGGTCTTCCTTTTTCATTTTCAATCCCGATAAAATATTGTCTATATCACTCTGTGGCCCCCGCATTTCTGCGCGAGCGGGTGGTTGCTGCGGAATTGGTCGCATCATATTTGTCATGGACGAAGGTTGCATCGAAGGAATATGAAGTGACTGATATTGATTATTTCCCGACCCAGCCGCTGCTATCAAATCGGGGCGATTTCCTGGATGTTCGGTAAATTGCATCTGTCCTTGCATCTGTCCCGGACGCTGCATTGCCGGCATATTTTTGGTTTCTACCGGGGCAGGGGGTGGACCCGTAGGCATAGGTTTCGCGTTTGATTCATTCATCAAGTTATTTGCCATTGCAAACCCCGGACTCTGTTGTGACATGCTCGAAACAGTGGCATTTGTAAACATTTTCATCAATTCGGGGGATTGTTTAATGACGTCATTGAACCCCGGGGTTGCACTCGAGAGTGCTTTATTCGTGAAATTAACGACCGCCGCGCTGAAGCCCAGACGCAATAACAGCGAAATTTCCGGCGAAAGTTTTCCGCCCTTGTATTTTTCATGCAATTCGTAAAATATCTCTTCATACGAATCGATATCTTCAGTGACTTGTTCTCCCCACCCATCCAAATTAATATCAAATGGATTAAATGCTGCATTCGCGTATTCGATCGAATTCACAAACGTCATAAACCACCATCCTTGCAATTTCACGCTATCTTTCTTTCGCTTTTCTTCCAATACGGTTTCGTATTCATCTTCGACTTCTTCAAATGATGAATCCATGGAGAACATATTGTTGGATTTGGTAAGGCCTTTTTCATACCATTCTTCCAATTTTTTTATCATCATCCTCTTTTTCCGTCTTCGCTCTCTGTCAGTCATTTTCGTTTGAGTTGAGGTCATTGGAACTTCGCTCACTTTAGTGAATCCATCCCACGTTGATTGGTTGGCGAAATTGTCGGCAGTAGCGGTTCCTATATTTGAATCCGTCTGGTCATTCGAACCCAGATTTATATTTTTCGTATCTCCCGATGATTTGCTATCATTCCCGCCAGATAGTCCAAACATATTTGAAAACCCGTTTCCAAATCCAGAAAAGAGTTTATTAGATGAATCGTTTCCACTAGAAGAGGGGGCAGCGGATAAATCATTGAGCTCTCTTTCTAAAGAATCGAAATCACCTAAACTATTATTTGCCATACCCGCAGACATTTTCTTTTTATCATTCATCAAAAGTTCAATACCTGTCCCGAAATTGACAGAAGGCGCGAGAGACGAAGAGTCATTCCCAATATTTAATTTGATTGGTTCCATGGATTCAAAATTAAGATCAAGCTCTTCCATTTTATAATAGTTATGTTAAAGATACAATATTTATTTTTAAGTTCTCCGCAACCATTATTCTTTTTTTTGATATCATATACCAAATTCCTTGTAAAAAACAATCCGCCAAATCGTCTTTTTTTTTCGTGTTCATCGCATCATGATTAGATAGCCATCTGTTTTTTTCAAGGAGTTGGGTTGTATAATAAATACCGTCCTTTTTATGTTGGCGATATTGGGATATTTGCTCTTTTTCTTCGGCATTTTGCGTTTCTTCGGCATTTTGCGCAATTTTTTTATCGCAAAATATTTTCAATTTGTTAGAAGATGAAATAAAATCGATTTCTACGTTCGTATACGACATAATGAAAAACTGCGCCAGCATTCCTTGAATTGTTTTCATGCGCGTAGCAATAGGCGATATTTGATTTTCAATAATTACATGAGTCATTTTTTCATCGGGGTCACACCGTTTCAAAACTTCGGTTAAACGACTGTGAATTGCGCGCCCTATTTCGACTAAATTAACATCATTCGCCGATTTCTCTTTTTTTCGTATAATCGGTATTAACCCTCGTTCTTCGATGATCCTATACACTCTATCTACTGCAGTTTTTTTGGTTGTCTTCACTTCTGTTTTCGCGGGGGGCAACTCTTTCCCGAGTAAGGTTGCATAGGTTTTGTATATGTCTTCTATTTCACCAAATGTCATTTTTTGTAATGCCGCCGCCTTCGGCGGATTGTCACATACAAACAACTCCCCCCTTTTTTGATAGCCTTTTGCACAAGGGGCGCAGTAGTTTTTGGTGGGGGTTTTGTATTTGGCCGCCCGTTTACATTTTGCCGCCGCTGAATTTGGTATATGATCACATACAATTACTTGTTTGGTGTCTTTCGGTTCGATTAGGTTAATCACATCCCATTCAATGATGGCGAAAGGGATGTTTTGATTGGTTGGTTGTATGTCATATACACAATATGCGAGGTTTTTGATTCCAACGTCGAAACTGATGAGGCGATTCATTTTAGATATTTGAATTATATATCTATATCGTTTGGATGTTTTCTTGGTATGGAGTATATTTTAGATATGTAGGTTACAATTGTAATGTTATAATGCGTTTATAAGAAGTTATTTAGTTGTTATATATATATGAAATTGTATATCATTAACATTAGTATATTATTGTATGCGACATATGCGATAACCCCGATTTCTTCTCCTACCCGAAAACCGATTTCTCATCCTACCCGGAAACCGAGTGCTGCACCTACATGTTCCCCGAGCAGTTTACCTAGCGGGGAACCGAGTGGATTGCCAAGCGGTTTGCCAACTGGCGTTCCTAGCGATTCGCCGTCTTCGCCTCCGTCAAAACATCCTACGCCACGCCCGACTATAAAACCAACTAATTGTCCTATACCAATTCCTACTATTAAACCGACTCGACTTCCAACCATTAAACCCACCCATCGCCCAAGTCACCATCCGACGTTAAAACCAACCGGTGAACCAACGGGTGAACCCAGTGGGCAGCCGAGTAATCAACCAACGGGTGAACCTAGCGCACAACCTAGCTCCCAACCCAGCGCACAACCCAGCGCACAACCCAGCGCCCAACCCAGCGCCCAACCTAGCGCCCAACCCAGCTCCCAACCCAGCTCCCAACCCAGCTCCCAACCTAGCGCCCAACCCAGCGCACAACCTAGTAGCCAACCCAGCGCACAACCTAGTAGCCAACCCAGTGCACAACCTAGTAGCCAACCTAGCGCCCAACCTAGCGCCCAACCCAGCGCCCAACCTAGCGCCCAACCTAGCGCCCAACCTAGCGCCCAACCCAGCGCCCAACCCAGCGCCCAACCTACGAAACATCCTACACCACGACCATCCGCACGTCCGACAATTAAACCTACTAGAAAACCAACAAAATTTCCTACTTCATTCCCATCTGGAAAACCAACGGATGAACCAAGTGGCGTTCCATCTTCGCAACCTTCATCCAAACCTTCATCCAAGCCTTCAAAACATCCTACGCCACGCCCGACTATAAAACCATCTGCTAGACCAACAAGGCGACCATCTAGATTTCCTACTACACACCCTAGTAGTAATCCTTCAAGTGAGCCAAGTGGTGTTCCAAGTTCTCAGCCTTCTAGTGATTCGTTTGTTTATAAAAATACAATAAAACCTAATACACAAGGGTTATGTGTAACCATTTATCCAACGCCATATCCAAGTAATGTTATAATACCTATGATTAGTCCAAGTATAATACCAACTGTTAGTCCAACGATGGAACCTAGTGCCAAACCAAGTCCCAAACCAAGTGTTAACCCAACTCCTAGTCCAACTGTTAGTCCAAGTCCCAAACCAACTGTTAGTCCAACGATGGAACCTAATGCCAAACCAAGTCCCAAACCAAGTCCCAAACCAAGTGTTAACCCAACTCCTAGTCCAACTGTTAGTCCAACTCCTAGTCCAACTGTTAACCCAACTCCTAGTCCAACTGTTAGTCCAAGTCCTAGTCCAACGATGGAACCTAGTGCCAAACCAAGTATAATACCAACTGTTAACCCAACTATAATACCTACTGTTAACCCAACTATAATACCTAGTGCCAAACCAAGTGTTAGTCCAAGTCCCAAACCAACTGTTAATCCAACAAGAGAACCTACTGTTGATCCAACAAGAGAACCTACTGTTAATCCAACAAGAGAACCTACTGTTAATCCAACAATGGAACCTACTATTAATCCAACGATGGAACCTACTGTTGATCCAACGATGGACCCTACTGTTGGTCCAACAATGGACCCAACAATGGACCCAAGTCAAAAACCCACCCCTAAGCCAACTCAAAAACCCACCCCTAAACCCACAACTAAACCCACCCCTAAACCAAGTCAAAAACCCACGCCAAAAACCACCATCATCTTTGATAACTGAATAATTATTATTATGACATTAATATATACAATATTTGTCGCAGTAATAATATATTATATATACGACAAATACAGAATTAATGCCTCTGCATCTGTAAACCACCCCAGTTAATTGTATATGATCATATACAATCAATCTTTATCTTCCCCTTTACTCCGTATTATGTTTCAGTTGTTCTATGTTTTGAATAACTGGGGCAACCATTCGCGCTTCCAATTGCTCTCTTGTCAAATACAACTCCTTCATATTGGAATTTTCATACCCGGGGGGTTTTGTATTATCTAAATAAGAGGTATATAAATAAGGTGTGTTATATGGTCCGGGCGTATCTTGATATCGTTTGAAATACCCTACATCATTCGTAGAAGAAACATAGTTGAAATTCATTATTTCGTGTGCGTTTTTTGTAAGATATTGACGATATTCCCAATTTGATTTTATTCCGGTTTTTTCTAAAATGAGATTATTAACTACAGCTTCGGGTTGGTAGGCGTCTGTTATTTCGCGACCATCACACATAAGAGGGGGGAAATTGTCATATATATTATTTGTATGATACCCTTGAAACGAAGGCGTCATTGTTGACGGTGGATTTGAAGAATAACTGTATTCCATCTTTAATATAGTATAATTATTCAGCAGATAATAGTTTGACTAAATCTATTTTTTTCAATTTCTTTACTTCTGATGAAGTTGCCAAATTACGTTCAATCGCGAGTTGTTTAAGAACTGATGTTTCTAATTTCTTATAATAATCTTCGCCTACTGTATTAATCGTAACTTCTACATTAGGAATCGAAACCTCTGTTTTTGTGTCTTCTTTGTCGATTTGTCTATCTTCCGAAATAATTTCATCGGAAATATTTACTTCTATATCTTCGATTTCATCGATATCTTTTAATTCCTCGACTTCCTCGACTTCCTCGATATCTTTTAATTCTTCGATTTCCTCGATTTCCATATCGTATGGCATGATAACCGCATATTTTTCGATTTGGATGAAGTTTTCATTTTCAAATTCGACATCATCGTCAACATCGTCACCGTCCTCACTACCTGTATCGCTACCACTGTCACTATCGCTGTCTGTATCACTATCACTTTCGCTGTCCGATACAACAATTTTGGAGATAAGATTAGCAGAATTAGTAGAAGGAGATACTTGTTTATGATCATATACACTATTTATAATGAGGTTCTCCTGAGATGAATAATATGATTTATCCAATTGAGTATTCGAAATTGGAGTTTCTTTCATTCCTTTTGATTGTATCATATTCATTGTATTCATCTGTTTTACTAAATTATTTGCAATATCATACAATGCATCGCATTTTCCTTCTAAAAGAGAAATTCTATCTTTGAAATGATATACCAACATAATGATGAGTATAAATGTAATCGCTAAACTAATAAAAAAAAACTTTTCTACAAAATCAAAAAATGCCATTTATAATAGATTTATAAAAATAATTCATTCTATAAAACGCAAAACAGAGAAACCTTTATCTAACAAATATATAAATGGAATCAGAACCAGAACCAGTTCAACCGCAAGTAACGCAACCTTTGAACTATCCCTATCAAACGATTATCATAATAGTGCTTATAATCATTTTAACGCTTTCATTTTTAGGAATAAATCTGTTTTTTTTGATAGGTAGGGCTTTTGACATAATTACCCCTATTACCGGAGATGCTATTTCTGATTTAGGTAATTCTACTGGAAAAATAATAGATAAGACCGCCGATGTTATAACAGATACTGGGAAAACGGGGTTAGATATCGTGAATGGGACATTTCATTCTATCGGCGACCTATTAATCAAAGGGAGTGAACATTCTTATCAGAAAAAAGAACCCGAACCAACAAACTCAACCAATCCTATACAATCTAAAAACACCGCCGCGAAATGGTGTTTAGTAGGAGAATACAGAGAACGCAAAGGTTGCGTAGAAATTGATGAAAGCGACAAATGTCTTTCCGGTGAAATATTTCCATCGCAACATCTCTGTCTTAATTCCGGAACTTTATCCAGTGATGGGAATATGGCAATACCCCCGCAAATGCCAACATAATTGTTTGGTATTTGCGGGGCGGGTCGCTCATTAGACCACCGCCACTTTCGCGGAACAATTATTAGAAATATCCATGTCTGGATTCATAATGCAACCACATGTAAGACTGATGAATTGTGCTAGTTGCAGGTTGCTCGTCATATTAGCCGAAAGTTGTATATCATATATGTATCCTTGCAATGTGGCTAACGAAATATTAGATATAACTATATTACCTATATTGTATGATGCATAAAATGTAGTAACATTTGGGTTCACCATAAACTGAACAGTTGCTCCATGAGGAAATGTTACAACCGTTCCTGAGTCAGAAGGCATATTAACTATAAATCCATTATATAATACGGATAATTGAAGAGAAGATATTGCAACTGTAGCACTAATTGCCGTTGTCAATTGTTGAGGCAATGTGCCCGCAAAATACACCGAAACCGGAATGTTTAAATTAAATCTCGTAACGTCTTTTGTGGGATTAAATATATAAATCGTAGAAATGGTAACGGGAGTTGTCGTATTTTGCAAAAGATTATTCACTGTTGGTGTGCCATTTGTAATAGACACGGCATTCTTATGATTTACAATATCGTATTCCTGCACATTTTGTGAATTTATAATCGAGAACGCGTCCACATTTTTCATATAATTATAAAGAGGAACCGTCGGGTCGGAATATAGTTCAATCGGGGGACCGGGGACATTACATGAGGTGGACAAAGTGGGTTTGTCGGATTTTGAATTGCATGTGGGGATTTGGATAGAAGGTTTCGTAATATCCACAACGAGTCCATTGATAGTGGTCGTGATAGTTCCGTCCGAATTGTTGGTGCGTATAGGAACGAATGATTCCGATTGGTATTTCCCGGTTACGATTTGCGCCCATTTTTGCGATTTTGTGAGAGAATTCGTTTGTGACGACTGCGTATTTGGAGAATATTTCAGTATTTCGGTTTTTCTCCGCATATTTAAATCAAACTGAGTATATGGCATATTCGTTTTGGCATTTATTTGCAAATACGGGTTAACTGCGGGACTTAAATTATCAATACGATTAGGAGGTGGTTTCAATTGATTCAATTTTTGATTCTGTGAAATGAGGTTGCATATATATGCTAGATTATAAGACATGTATATTATTTAATGGGTATAAAATACCTGAGATAAGTAATTCCAATTTTGCGAAGAAGACGGGGCACTTCCCGAATCTTTTGAACCTGAAAATGTCGTAGTATTTGGACCGCCTAATACAATACTATTTATATCGATTGATGTTAATGCTCGATTAAAATACCTTAAATCCGAAAGACTGCCTTGATACCCTCCCGATGGAGATACTTGGGTTGCACCGTAATTCTGTCTTGGCGGGGCGGGTAATGTAGTTCGGTTGAAAATAATTCCATTTATATATGCATCAATACTTAAATTCTGACATCGAATGGCTAAATGAAACCAATTACCGATAGGAATATTTTTTATATCAATTTCTTGAGAGGGAGTGTTCGAAATAGCCGCATTTTGCACTGTATCTATTAATATTTTCAAAGTGTATGAAGAAGAGTCTGCGTCTTTATTAATATACACCCCCGGACAATTTGTTACAAACAATTGCCCCGTAGAATTAGGCCCTCCATCTCCTTTAATAAAAACGGGTGCATTTGCTGGTGTATAAGAATTTGCCAAAATCCAAACACACCATGTAAATTCGATGCCTGTATTCTGATTATTAGAACGTAAAATGGGGACATTTGAAACACTTACCCCAACAGTTGAGTCATTCGAAATGGTGTAACCCTTCGTGGCGTCTTTAATCATACCATATACAACATATGGACTACCGTTTGGTCCCAAAAAATACGAAATAATTTGAATTCCTAAATACAATAAAAAAACAAAACCGCATAATACCAAAATAATAAAAACGAATTTGGCAATCATACTGTTGGATTCTAAAAACCCTTCATTTGCATTTACCACATTTTTCGATGCAAAATCATTCAATGCAGTATTCATGGATTCTTTTGCGCCTTCAATTGCATTGCCTACATTGGCAGCCGCATTCGATATAGATTCGCCTGCACTCGAAATAGTAGATGAAATTTGTTCACTCATATTATATACGTTATATAATATGTATTCATTATTTTACACTCATTATACCCCCCTTCCGTTCGAACAATTTTATTGGTATAAATATGATATTGTCGCTAATTTCGAATTTATTTCATCTGCCGGTTTCAAATCATTCAATATGCGAGTATGAGAATACGATGTATATTTCGGAATTACCATTTGATATGCAGTCGAAACGGGTGTAATATGATTGTATAATGAAACAAACGATTCTGCATTCATACAAGACGAATTTTCTATAAAAACAATGAATGATTTGTATATTTCGATAAATAACTTATAAATTTCAATCATTCCATTGCGGAAATTATCAATAATATTATAATTATCAAATGAAACATTGTATGGAATGGCCATTTCTTTCATGCATTGTAACATATTCTCACATGATACCCAATAATTCGTAATTTGAGTAAGACATACATTTAATCTATTATCCAAACTTGCAATTCCTTGTGATTTCGAAGAATACGAAACGGTATCCAAATCTATTTTTACTTCATCGTAGAAAGTCTGGGATAATTTTTTTGCCATATCAATTGTGGAAATGCATGTAATTATAGCCAAATAGACATTTTCGAGATAATAAAAAAATTGGATATTATTTGATATAGAATTTATTTCCGTGTTCACAAATACTTTTAAATCATATAGGTTGATGTTATTTGTATTTGGCGAAACTCCGAATACGTTTTCATTATAAACAAATGAATATGAATTTAAATCGTATGTCATTGGTTTTGACAAATCGTAATTGTTGGTTAAGATACCATCGAGGTAAATAAATATACTATTATGATTATTATTAAATGAAATAGTTAATTGCGACATTTTGTCGGGGGGGATATTTAAAACGTTCGGGGTTTCATCCATTTTCAAATATAATTTTTCGTTTTCGTAATATACATCAATTATGCCAAACGACTCATTTCCGTATGTAGAGTTCAAATCTGCATTATTTACAATGGAGAATAAGTGGGTAGACGGGATAGATGGGTTGGCCGGAAGATAAATCCACGAACTAATATTAATATCATTATAAGAAGAGAGTTTGGGAATCACCGGAGGTTTAGGGCCAGGGACATAATTAGGGATAGAACCAGGAACGGAGCCAGGAACGGAGCCAGAGACATAATTAGGGATAGAACCCGGAACTGAGCCAGGAACGGAGCCAGGAACGGAGCCAGGAATAGTTCCAGGAACGGAGCCAGGAATAGTTCCAGGGACATAATTAGGGATAGAACCCGGAACTGAGCCAGGGACAGAACCCGGAACGGAGCCAGAGACTGATCCAGGAACGGATCCAGGGACAGAACCAGGGACATAATTAGGGACAGAACCCGGAACGGAACCAGGGACAGAACCAGGGATATAATTAGGGATAGAACCAGGGACAGAATTAGGGACAGAACCCGGAACGGAACCAGGGACAGAACCCGGAACGGAACCAGGGACAGAACCAGGGATATAATTAGGGATAGAACCAGGGACAGAACCCGGAACGGAACCAGGGACATAATTAGGGATAGAACCAGGGATATAATTAGGGACAGAACCCGGAACGGAACCAGGAACGGAACCAGGGATAGAACCAGGAACAGATCCAGGAATAGAACCAGGGATAGAACCAGGAACAGATCCAGGAATAGAACCAGGGATAGAACCCGGAACGGAACCAGGGACAGAACCAGGGACAGAACCAGGGACAGAACCAGGGATAGAACCAGGGATAGAACCAGGGATAGAACCAGGAACGGAGCCAGGGACATAATTAGGGATAGAACCAGGAACGGAGCCAGGGACATAATTAGGGATAGAACCAGGAACGGAGCCAGGAACGGAACCAGGGACAGAACCAGGGACATAATTAGGAACAGATCCAGGAACAGAACCCGGAACAGAACCAGGAACAGAACCAGGAACAGAACCAGGAACGGAACCAGGGACATAACCAGGGATGGACTGCAATGAAACAAATGATATATATTTATTAGGAGTTGTGGTCGGTATATTCGTTTGAGGAATGGGTAGCGATTTACCATAGTCGATTGAAAAATCCAACATTTTCAGTTTTGATTTACAAATATCTGTAAATAAATTTGTAATTTTATAAACATAGCACGGCAAATTTCCGTATGAAATTGTTGTGGCAACATCATTTGAAAAAGAAGGAATACTGGAAGAAGGCAAATCTATTTGATCATATAAATTACCATTTAAATAACTATAAATAGTGTTGTCCGTTTTGTCATATACAATATTTATATATGACCAATCAACCACGCTAATATTGTTTATCAAATTATATTGGTTATCTTGTTTATTATTTAAAAAAGTATACAAATTAATTGAGTTGCCATTTTTTTTGAAAAATAGAGTAATACTATTATTTGTATCTTTCATAAAAATCAGTTTTTCATTATCGTCATAAACACTATTTACTATAGTTTGCGGTTTTATCCACGCCGAAAATGTCAATTGCGAATAATTGGGCGGTATATTTACCACATCAAATGGTATATTGGGAATTGACAGTTTTTTTGTTGGAATAATACTTACATCCATCGAATACGGATTTACTACAACAGGAATTTTAAATGCGGGGTCTAAAATATCGGCATTAATCGTCATGACATTATTCGGAAATTGCATATTAATGTTAGGTATTGTATACGTTTTTTCTCCATTAGAACTCGAACCATCGCTATTAATGTTGATAAAAGGTGGTATAAAAGGCAAATGTATTGTATTTATTTCGGGAACGTTAGTTATCATTGTATAAATATTATTTAAATCGTCAGTGGACAACCTATTCGGAAGGTCATGAAAAAGTAAAGGTGTATCATTTAAAATAGAAGGTTGCGAACTTGTCGAAATATAATAGATAGGTGTATTATATCGAATTAAATCGATAAACTTTTGATAATTGCCCGTAATTCCCGAAACCGTAGTATTGAATGATATATTCATATTTTCATTGAATGTCGATATATTGCTATTATTTTTTAATAACTCGTAAAATTCATTGGCTGCCGTCAAATTTTGGTTTACATCTACCCCTACATCTGAGTCGTTTTTATATGCTGTAGGAAACCCAAGTTGATTTACGTGTGTATTAAAAACAGATGGAGTGCTATTTTCCATAGTTGCAAACATAGTATTCGCCGGTGAAAATGTAGGTATTATATTTATGAACCCTCCGGTGTTTTGTCCACTTCCTTGTATATATGCATAATAGGCAGTAGTTGGATTTATATCATAAGGCCACCGTATAATATTTGCTAATAGAATATCTTGATTATGTCCGAATTTAATAATCGCATTTTCTGTTATATTTATTATTTTGGTTTGGTCTATTTTGGTTGATTTAAAAAATTCTCCATCAATGAAACAATTAACCATGTTTGTAGTTATACTTAACGTTACATTTGTCCAACGCTGCAATGAAAAGTTCGGCGTGATTGTCATCGTTGATGTGCCATTACCCGTGGATAATCCATTGATATTTGTCTGTAAATGGCTGGGCTCTGATTTGTCAAAAAACAACTGGAAAAATATTTGATTGGGAGATTCAAGTGAAAAAAGGTAATTATGTGAAGAAGATGCATTCGTAAAATTATTGACATATATCCATGTCGAAAATGAATATTTCGAATTAGTAATTTTATCAATCATATCAGAAGAAACGGGTGAAATCATGTCCATGTTTAAATTTTGAAATTTCACTAATACTTTACTTGAAATGAAATATATAAAAATGTTGTATAATACAAAAATTGAAATAATTCCTATAATAACATATATCCAACTATTCATATATAATATATAGATTATCTGTATATTATAGTGCGACATTGTTCTTATCCTCAATCTATGAATTGCTTATTTTGAAATATGGAATAATAGTAACACTTGAAGATGAGGAAGATTGCCCACTCCCTTGCATATACGCATAATATGCAGTTTGTGGGTCGATTGAGTATGGATATCGTATTAAATTACCTAAAGTGATATCTTGATTCAACCCAAATTGTATAATACCTAACGGATTGGGTGTATAAATAGAACTATTTGTATTCTGGTTATCATTTATACATTCCGCGATTTTGGTAGATTGGACAATTTTTCCATCCATATAACAATCAATGAAATTGGTATCTACATTTACAATGACACTTGTCCACCGCTGCAATGGGAAGTTCTGAGTGATTTGAATGGTTTGCGTGGTTGGATTGCCAGAAATATCAACTACTCCGACTTTTGCGTTTAAGCGAGCAGTATTTCGACCGTCAATATATAATCGAAAATATGGAATGCACGGTTGCGTGGGTGAGGGTGGGGTAGAACATGATAAATCGAGCGTATTGTCGTTTGAACTGCTACATTGTCGTAATGTAGGGTCTTCAAAGGAAAAAAGAGAATTGCATGAAGTAGATACAGTGCTTACAGTATTTAAATTATTTACAAATATCCAAACCGAATATGCGTAATGTGTCGAAGTGCTTTTTGTGATTGTTTTATTTGATATACTTGGTATATTATTTGCACTCAAACTCTGCGTTTGAATTAATACTTGAACTGATGTAAGATAAATATAAAGGTAATATGCTATCACTATTGCAATAATTCCTAAAATAACATATAATATAGGGTTCATGATTTATATAATACATTTATATTTTACTCATATTATTCAAGGGTCTAAAACAATTGATAATTTTGTGTGTTCAAGTTTTGTGAAATACTAAAGCCAAAATGGAATGGTGCATGCCCCAATGAATTGGTGAATGATGCAAAATTCATATATGCATTAAATACGTCATCTGGTTTCAATGCTGTATTTATGACAGTAAAATTAGATATATATATATCTTGTCCAGTTCCAAACTGAATAGGCGAATCTACCGTAGTAGCAAGAACCGCACTCGGTGGAACATATGCTGTTTCGAATGCAATAGATGTTATTAATTTCCCATTCATATAGCAATTCAAAACCTTATTTGTATTATCCAATACAACAGTTACATAACACCAATCTTGAAGTGGGAAATTAGTAATAACGGGCATTGTTTTGTCAAGAGATTGTCCACTTGTAGTTGAATTGTATCCAACTTTCAAAGTGGTACTATCAAAATACCACCCATAATAAGGTGCCGACCCACCATTCAAATAAAAAATACAATTACTACTTGTCACCGGGGTGCCCGCGGTAAGACTAGGAGGAAATCGATTTACATAAACCCAAGCAGAATACGATATATTATTGGCTACATAATTCGCAGCAGTTAATGTTGATATTTTTATGGGTGGAGGTTGAGAGATAAGATGAAGTTGTCCGCCAATTAATTGCGAACCTGTTCCTGGGAAAAAGTATCGATATAAAATATATCCAATTGCAATACCTAGAATTGCTAAAATAATAAATTTGTAATTATTATAATCCATTTATATATACTATATACTACACTAATAAAACATAGAACCCACTTTTTATTTTTCAAATGACAGTAAAATAATTATTACATGCAGGGTATATGAAAGGTTGAGTGGATTTAACTATACCCCCTATACCACAATAATAGACGTCAAAGACATATTTCCATAAATGGGCGGAATATTAGTTGACAACATATTATAATTTGTTACTATTTGATTTTTATCCATCGGTTTTTTATAATATACTACATTACATATTGCACCATACAATCCATTACTTGTAAACCGGGGTAAAGATGCATCTGGTCCAAATACCATAACATCACTGTCTGTTTTATTAATATAATATTTGTCGAATGTTTTTACTAAATTGCCATTGATAAATACGTCCATTTTATTATTCAAATATGAGAATACGAAATTGTTCCATCGTTGATACGGAGCTTCGAAATTAAACGTTTGGTCAACATCTCCTATTGACCCAGCCCTTATTTTGTAAAATCCCGTCGAACCATCTATATAATATGATAATTGCGGATGGAATGAAAACGTTGTGCCATCACCATAATAAAATATATTGGATTCTAAACTTTGCGGGGTTTCTGAAAGGTTGGGCGGATTTAAATATACCCACATTGACATAGAGAATTGATACGGTTTCATAACAGAATCTTTGTTATCGTCCATCATCTGGCTGACAATCGTCCTATCGATTGTTTTGGTTTTATTTAAAAAAGTGGGATTGATTATTATATTCACAGAATCTTTATTAATATACTTATATATTTCCGCGATTCCGTATAAATATAGTAAAATAATGACAATTTCTATTAAAAATAAAACAAAAACCGTTTTAGGGGTGGAATAATAATCATTTAATAAAAATTCCACTAAATTTACTAGGAGACATGGTATATAAAAAATGAGATTAAAAATGAATCCGCCCCACCCGCCTTCAAATGATTGAACACTAATAATTTTATATAAAATGCCCAAGCCGACTAATATAAATATGATAATAAAAGAGCTTAATATGTATCCACTAAATATATATCCTAGTATGTTTGTATTATAATATGTGAAAATGGAAATTAATATTACAGTAATAACAGCAATGGGAATTAATACATACGTAATATTTAAATTATCAATTAATGATAATGCGATAACAAACATTAAAATCGTAATAAGTATAGTGCTAATTATATAAGAATATGTATTACTATATACTGCTTTTGGGTCTGAAAAAGACAAATACATGGTATATGCAAATGCTATCAATAAAAGTATTACTAAAATGATTTTTACAATAAAAATGTAAGGAGATACAGCAGTTTGCTTTTCTAGAGAGGGGGGCATATATATTATTGATACAGTATTATAACCCTTGTCCTCCTCCTCCAAACCCTATTTTTTACACTGTTATAAATTTTCCATAGCGGTTTTTTTCCCATGGCATTCTCGGCACAAAGCCACTAAATTATCAACATGATTGCTTCCTCCGTATTCTAATCGGATTTTATGATCAACTTCAAACCATGCCGATAATTGTTGTTGGCAATCTCCGCAATGCCAATTTTGTCTAGCTGCGACAAACTTCTTTTTCGTTTCGCTAACTGAGCGTTTTGTAGCGGTAATTTTATTCTCAGTGGTTCCGGATTGCATTAATTTGCGTTCATATTGATTTACGGGGGACGAATGTGTTTGCATTGGTAATATAGGATGTCCATTTGAATACTCTTGACTAAAGTTTTGTTTTGATGTAAAATCCAATATGGGACTTAGCAATTTCGACGTGTTTCCGTCTATAGGCAGATATTTGACATATTCATTTGAAGCCATTACCATCTGTTTTGCTTGCATCGGATTATTCTTAATTAACCAATATAGTGCAAAACCGCCGAAAGCAATAGCAGCCATTTGATAGTATTTTTTCCAGCTGAATAACAGTTTCAATATTTTTCCGTCTGTGTATATATTCGCAATTATCAGTGCCGTAATCAAAAAAATGGTGATTTCATAACGCATATGGAGGTCTGTATATCTCTATCATATATAAATATTTTGTTGCAACCTTGCGAAAAGCTTGCGAAAAAGCTTGCGAAAAAGCTTGCGAAAAAGCTTGCGAAAAAGCTTGCGAAAAGTTCATATACAATCCTTTCTTTCCTCTGGCGGCGGGGTTGCCTATTTCATGAATAGCATGAATATCAAAAACTTACATAAATAACCTCATAATTATGCACCATTTTTCAAACCCACAATCGGGCTAACACGGGAATACCCATTGGTGCGGGTTGCACGTATAACTATAATATATTTTATTCGTTGAGCTTGAACAATACTCATACGTTTTATTACAATCTTCTACCATGCCTTCTTTTTCAGCCCCCAGGCCCATTGGTAAAAAGGTTGCCAAAAAACTATACAAAATAACCCCCAATAAAACCCCCGCAATGATTGTATATTTCATATGTTCCATCAATCGCTATAATACAAAATAAACATAAAAAAAACAGCCAAAAAGAATAACAAAATGTATCTTTTGTGAATATGAAATTTCTCGCTCAATGCAATTTGACGCGGCAAATAATGCGCCAAATACTGCTCCATCGCCAATGAAAACGATATTTCTTCTTTCCCCAAATGCACATTGACCTTATTATGAACGAAATATACCCATCGAATGAAAGAATCGCGATTCGACAAATAAGGCGTCACTGGATGTTTATCCAAAATCTCACTAAACTTCTTTGTCATTTCTATATCTGGAAGAAATAGCGGAAAATTTTGTATAAGATCATAATATTTCCTACGCGTTACTTCATTCGGAAACTCGGGATAATTCATCGCGATTGTCATTAAAACAAACCAATATTGTGGACCCCATACATTTGTATCAAATTTCATCCTATATAACAAACTATATAAACATTTATGAATATAATAATAAAGTATAAACTCAATACCCTTAGACAAAAATGAAATTATCTTATTCTAAACTCAAACAAGGAACCCGGCCGATTGAAACATATTGTAATAATTGCGGTAAATTCGGTCATATTTTCTACCAATGCAAAATACCCATTACTAGTATTGGAATCATTGCGTTTTGCATTGAAAATGAAGAAATACGATATTTAATGATACGGCGTAAAGATACTTTAGGATTTATGGATTTTATGCGCGGAAAATATTCCATATATAACCGCGAGTATATTGTCAACCTTTTGAAAGAAATGACAATGAACGAAAAGGAAAAGTTGATGACGACCGATTTCGCGAGTTTGTGGAAAGATTTGTGGAATAAAGAAAATGATGTATCATACAAAACCGATGAAAATTTATCTTGCGATAAATTCAATTCGCTGAAAAACGGGGTTCTTTGGCAAAAAGGAAAAAATAATGAAATATACACCCTTGCAAATTTGATTGAAGAATCGTATCAAACCTCAGACAGATGGTGTGAACCAGAATGGGGGTTCCCCAAAGGACGTCGCAACTCGTTGGAAAAAGATTATGATTGTGCATTGCGCGAGTTTTGCGAAGAAACTGGTTATGATAAAAAATATTTGAGTCAACTCGAAAATATAAATCCGTTTGAAGAAGTGTTTATGGGGTCAAATTATAAATCATATAAACACAAATATTTTTTGATGAATTTGCCGGCGAATATTGAATCTAGTCATTCCTATGATAACAGTGAAGTGAGCAAAGTTGAATGGAAAACATATGATGAATGCATTCAGTGTATTCGACCGTATAATTTAGAAAAAAAACGTATATTGCAAAATATACATACGATGCTTTGTGAATATACGATATTGCCTATACTAAATTATTATCCCAAATACACGGTTTTTTGAAGTTTGGTATAATGATTGTAAAAAATATCCATTTATTATAATAATACGAATAAATGGATAAAGAAAAAAAGAAGCCATGTCCTAGAGGAAGTCGTAGAAATCGAAAAACGGGGGAGTGTGTTCCGAATAATCAAACGAAGAAAAAAATGGCTTCTTCCGTGGTTGCGAATAATACGCCCTCTCCATTATTGCCCTCTCCGCTTCCGTCCTCTCCATTGTTACCCTCTCCGCTTCCGTCCTCTCCACCTTTACCTTCTGTATCAGCAGATAGAACAACTTCGGCTAGTTTACGGCTTTCAAGTGAAGAGGATGAAGAACCCTCTCCACCTTTACCTTCTGTATCAGCAGATAGAACAACTTCGGCTAGTTTACGGCTTTCAAGTGAAGAGGAGGCAAATACTATAATTCCAAACGTTGAATCATTTAATAACATAAAAAAAACTCCTATTTCTCCATCTTTAACTCAAGCAATTGATAATAAACAAAAACGGACAAGATGTAAAAAAGGACAACATTGGAATACGAAATTACAAAAATGCATTGATGTATCAAAAAAAACAGTAAAACAAAAATTATCACCTATTACAAATAGATCATATACATCAACTACTGCCGACCTTCCCAATCCATTATCGGAAGTAGTTACGCCACCTACGGGGCCTGCTGCAGTTATGGCACTTCAAACTTCCGCAGAAAAATCATCGACAGCGATGGGTGCGGCATCCTCGGAATCACTCGAAACATCGCCACAAGAAGAAAAAGAGGAAGAAAAAGAAGAAGAAAAAGAAGAAGAAAAAGAAGAAGAAAAAGAA